ATGGGTGGTGGTTTAATGCAATTAGTCGCTATGGGTGCTCAAGATGTCTATCTTACAGGTAATCCTCAAATTACCTTCTTCAAGGTTGTCTACAGAAGACACACTAACTTCTCTAAAGAAGCCATTAAACAAGAATTTAATGGTGGAGCCGCTGGTAATGGTGGTACTTGCACTTTAGCCAGAAATGGCGATTTAGTCCAAGAAATCTACGTCCAAGGTACTAATACCGTTATTAATACTGCTGAAGTTGAAATTGGTGGACAAAAAATTGATAAACATTATAAAGAATGGTTAGCTATTTATGATCAATTATTTGATGAAAATGCTGGTTTAAAAACTGCCTTAGCCCCATCGGGTGTTGCTGGTTTCACACCATTAAGATTCTGGTTCAACAGAAACCCTGGTCTTGCTTTACCATTAATTGCCTTACAATATCACGAAGTTAAGGTAATTGTTAGTGGTACTGGTTGTGCTAATTTATTAGTCAACTATTTATACTTAGATACTGACGAACGCAGAAGATTCGCTCAAGTCAGCCATGAATACTTAATTGAACAAGTCCAACACACTGGTGTTGAATCACTTGGTGCACCAGCCACAACAGGTACAAGCAAAAGTATTACATTAACTTTTAATCATCCAGTTAAAGCCTTATTCTGGAATGGATTAGTCAGTGGTGCGACTGACGGCGCGACCCCCCCCGTCGCTCTCGACAATGGTGTCAAGAGCTATACTGCTAAATTACAATTAAACGGTCATGACAGAGCTTCGGAACAAGGAAATTTATATTTCACAGGCGTCCAACCATATGAATGTGGTCTTAGACATAATCATGATGGCGCTGCTTTAACTCCAGCCCATGCTGGTATGTATTCATTCTGTTTAAAACCTGGTGAACATCAACCATCTGGAACTTGCAACTTCTCAAGAATTGATAATGCTAGATTAGTATTAAATGTTACAGGTGAAGGGGCGGGCGCAGATGCTCAATCATTACATGTATTCGCTATGAACTACAACGTCCTCCGTATTATGAGTGGTATGGGTGGTCTTGCTTACTCTAACTAAGCAACCTTTTTAGAAAAATAAACTTTTTAAAAAAAGTTTAGACAAAAAAAAATAAAAAATATAATCAAATAAATTATTAATAGGAATGTTAATAATTTTTTTTTACTTTTTTTGTCTAATTTTTTTTACTTTTTTTGTCTAAACTTTTTTTTAAAAAGTTTGTTTAAAAGGTTTTCTCAGCATTACCAATATAAGTTTCAACAGTAATTTCATATAATTCTGTTTTTATTTTTTCATCTATATCTAAATTCTTAATAAAAACAGTAATATCATCCATAGTAATACATTGATTATTTCGAGTTAAATCCTTACATAATTCATAAGCATTATCAATACTATGTTTTCGTAAAATGGTTTGAATGCCTTCAATAATAACAACACAATTTATATGTAGATCTTTTTTTAATTCTTCATTATTAATATCTAATTTATTAAAACCGTTTTTGAAATTATTATAAGCAATTAATAAATAACCAAAAATAGATCCAACACTTCGTAATACAGTAGAATCAGTTAAGTCACGCTGTAATCGTGATACTGGTAATTTTTCAGACATAAAATTTAATAAAGAATTTGCTAATAATAGATTACCTTCACTATTTTCAAAATTAATAGGATTAATTTTATGAGGCATTGTAGAAGAACCAACTTCAGCCTTATCAAATTTTTGAGTCATATAATTCATAGAAATATATTGCCAAATATCTTTATTCATATCAATAAAAATAGTATTGATTCGTTTTAGATTATCAAAAATTAGGGATAAATTTTCATAATTGTCAATTTGTGTAGTAAATTTATTTCGTTTTAATGAAAATTGTAATAAAAATTGTTCCATTAATTTTTCCCAATCATAATCTGGATATGCCGCATAATGAGCGTTTAAATTACCAGAAGCACCACCTAATTTACCATAATAATCAATATTTTTAAGTTGTTTTAATTGTTTAGATATTCTATAATGAAAAACCATAATTTCCTTACCCATAGTTGTTGGAACAGCTGGTTGTCCATGAGTATGACTAAGCATTTTATAATGTATCCAATCAGATGATTTTTCTAATAAATCGGATAAAATATTTTCAATAATAGGTATAATAATATCTTCAATACAATTTTTAATAGATAATGTAATAGAATTATTATTAATATCTTGTGATGTTAAACCAAAATGAATAAATGATTTAAATTGACTAAGACCCATATATTGTAATTGTTCACCAAGAAAATATTCAACCGCTTTAACATCGTGATTAATAGTAGATTCAATATTTTTAATTTTCATGCAACAATCATGAGAGAAATTTTTGTATATATTCTTAAGAAAGGAATTAGATTGTGGAAAGGTTTTAAATTCGGGTAATCCCATTTTTTTTAAGAAAAGTAAATATTTTACTTCAAACATTAAACGATATTTAAATAAAGCAAATTCTGAAAAATATTTTCTTAAACATTCAGTAAGTTTAAAATAACGCCCATCAATTGGACTAATAGAATAAATAGAATTATCCATAAATTAATTAATCTATTATTTAATATATTAATATTTATTTTTTATATATGTTAAAAAAAAATATATTAAAAAATATATTACATTAATACAATGGATTTTATTCGCAGTAGAATAGATGGAACTGAAATTATTATGTACTATAAATCAGAAGATGGTAAAGAAATCATCGAAAAAAAATATCCTTTTCATAAGTTACCACCATTAACTCATAAAAGGCCTCATAAAAAATATCCACCTAATAGTGTATCTACATCAGAAGTTTATAATAAAATATATAACTGTAAAACAGAATTTGAAGACCAATTTAATGATCTAGATTTTTAAGCACTAACAGAAGTATCTTCCTTTGGGAAATGAACGACTAAATACTTTTGTAAGCTAAAGTAATTTAAGTCATCACCCTTCTTAAGATTTAATAACTTAGAAAGAGTAGTATCAGCGTTAATTTCCTTCTTATTCTTTGGGTTTTGTAAGTTATGTGCCTTAATATACTTGTTTACTTCTTGAGTGACTTCAGTTCTAGCCATCTTAGTACCTTCTGGCTTATTTAAAAACTTACATAATTCTTCAGAAATTAAGGATGGCTTAGCAAATCCAGTTGGTGGTCTGTTTGGATCAACCTTTCTGGTCTTCTTAAAGGACTTCTTTTGATAAGCCTTTAATACCTTTCTTAATTCATTCTTGGCGGCCTTACTTTCTTTTTCAAACATTTCGAATTTACTCATTAAGTTATTAATAGATTCGACAGTTGGGTCGGTAAGAGTTTCGGTTGCTGGTGCAGTTTCGGTTTCAGTTACTGAAGTTTCTGGAGCAGTTTCAGTTACAGTAGTTTCTGGGATGGTTTCAGAAACTGGTTCTTCAGTTTTTTTAACTGGAGCTTTCTTTTTTTGGGTTGTTTTTTTAACAACAGTTTTTTTTGTAGTCTTTGGAGCAGTCATTATAAATAATATAATTATCTTATCTTTAAATATTATTATTCTGTAATATATATATACATATAAAATAGATATAAAATAGATATAAAATAGATATAAAATTTAATTAAAATAGATATAAAAATAGATATAAAAATAGATATAAAAATAGATATAAAATTTAATTAAAAAAAAATTTAAATTAAAAATATTATATTTAAATAAGTATGAATTTATCAGAGTTAATAATAAATAAAGATCAAATAGTTCCTTTTTTAATGTGTGCTATATTAACTGTAGTTTTACATCAATACTTGTCTAATAAATTTAAAATAACTATTGAATTACCAGTATCAATATTTATTACATATGTTGTATTTATAATTGTTTATAGAATTGTTAATACTAATACAGAATTTAGTAAACCCTTGGTAAGTTATATTTTGCAAAAAAAGAATTTTAGAGAAGAACCATATCAAATTAATTATATTAATCCATTTGTAACAAATTTAGACAAAGTGGATTTTAATATGAAAAGAACTACAAATAAAAAATATATTAAAAGAAAATTAAATGAACTACTAATGAGAAAATATGTTAATTTTGAAAATGTTTTAGCATATAATAAAGATCCTTGGGAAACAGTAACATTAACTATTAATAGTACTGAATATTTAGAAATAAAAAATGCTCCTAAGGCAATAACAAATAATAAATATTGTATGAATTATTTAGAGGGAGGTGATAAAAAATGTTTAATATTATATAGAAAACATATATTAAAATTTGTAAACAAATTATACTTTATATTTGAAAGAAAAAATAAACCCGACTCGGAATATAGATTATTTGAATGTATATCAAAAATAACTATTTCTCCAAAAAATCCTACTAGTGATTATTATACTATAATTGATACTAGAGATCTACATTATGATAGACAATATGTAGTATTTGCCAACTTCCCTAGTACTGGCTCCACTACTAATCAATGGAAGGCACCAGAAACCACCCCAACTTACACCCCAAATGATAATTTTAGAAATTATAATAAATTTAATAACACACCAAGTCAATATTATTGGAAAGATGATACAACATTATATCAATTATATGTCATAGATATATATTTTATTTATAATGACATGGTAATATTAGATGAAAATAGAAATTTAAACAATGATGGTTCAGATTCAAGTAAGAGTGCAGATTTAAGTTTAAATAAGTATTATGATAAAAAAGATTGGATAAAAAAAAGATATTATAATTTTATAAAATATCAATTTAATAATAGACTTTCACCACCAAAATTAACTGTAACAATAGATGATTCAATTAATGATGTATCTACTGTTAAATTTAGAAATATATTAGGAAATAATACTAAAACTAATAAAAAAGAAACAATTCAAATATATATTAATACAGATATTAATAAAAATGATAGTAGTAAACCTACAAAATATCGTAATCAATTAATATTAAATATAGGTAATAGTGATAATATAACAATAGATTTTGAAAAATATATAGAAGAACATATTCAAAAAACAGAAGTAGAAGCTAATGAATTAGTAATGGTTAAGGATAAAAATACTAAATTTGATAAAGATAATGATTTAGTTGTAGATAAAAATACAGTTTCATATATATCATTTAACTTTTTAAATATTAGAAATATTACTGAATATAAAAATAAAATGGCCTATATTGCTAACAGTATTATGGAGAAATATTTCCCCGAAGAATTAAAAAGTATTGACACAATTAAATATAATACTGAAACCTTAAATATTATTCAATTAGATAATTTATTTAGATATAATAAAGGTAGACAAAGATTAGTATTAAATAATCGTGTAATTACACCAAATAATATAGGTACATTTTTCAAAGATATTAAAAAACTAAGAAGATCATATATAGCATTTTTAGATAAAACTTTACAATATAGAGAAAAAATAAATACTATGGTTAAAAATAAAAGTTATAATTTAAATGTTTCTAATAATGAATTATTAAAAGTATTAAATACAAATGTTTTTAATACAAAATCTAAATTCTTAGCACTTATTTATGCTATATCAGATACTCATAATACAAATATTACATTTACAACAAAGGGTGATACTACAGCTGATAAAGATAATACAGACAGTATAGTACACAATATACGAAAAAAATTAACAAAATTACATATATTAGAAAAACCAAATGGATATAGAAAACCTCGTTCAACAGCACATTTTGTAAAATTTAATCAAATAATGAATATTAATGGTTTTAATATAAATCCAAATAATATTTATATTCTTCATAGAACTCAACTTAGTGCAACTTTAAAACCACAAGCATTTTATTTAGAAGAGTATTTATTAGAACCAGACATATCTGGAAATGAAACAAAAGTAAGTCCACCAGCAAGTGGGAAAAATTTATTACAAAACTTAAAATTATATGATTGTACTAGTATGTTTAGAAAAGAAACAATAGGAGTTTGTAATGTAATTAAAATATTAGATACTAATAAATTTACTGTATCATTTGATAATGTACCATTAGAATTTAAATCATTATTAGGTGGAGATACAACAGTTAATACTAATAATATGTTTATTGATAGACCTATTTTCGTAATGTTAAATTTTACTAAAAGTAGATCAATAAATGAAATATCACATAATATATATGAAAACACATTTTACAAGGTAATAAAAGTACGCTCAACTACATCTTCAAATAGTGCTGAATTAACATTATATAGTAATTATACATTAGATAGGGTTTCAACTACTGATGATACAGATGCTGATAATCAAAATTTCATTTATAAGGATATATTGGTATCTCAATATATTAATAGTAAGGATTTTATAGAAAATGTATATTTTAAGAAAATTGATATTAAGAGTCAAGATAGATTATTATCAGATGGACCATCATTTAAATTCGAAGTAGCATTAAAAAAGCAAATAATTAAAATAAATCCTCCAATTTATAGAAATGATATTATTGATGACTATGAAACTACTATGCTTAAAATAGTAGAATATATATATGAAAATGAAGCAAAAAAAATACATTATGAAATACCTGCTAATATAGGTATATTCAAGGACACATCTTCTGCTGTATATTCTTATAAATATAAGAATGATTTATACATATCATATGATAAAAGAAATAATCCAATTAATTATTTCAAAAATACTAATTCGCAATATTTATGTAAGAAAGTATATAAGGGGGAGAATTTTACTTTAAATATAAATGCTTTATATAATTTAGATTCATATCAAGAATACTATAAATACTTTAAAAATTTATTCAAAAATATTTTAGGATTACATAGTGAAATAAATTATCAATGTGAAGAATATTATAAATCTGGTAGTATGTTGACAAATTTAAGATTACCAATTACATTTAATAAATATGTTACATTTAATACTAATTTTATGTTATATTATAAAAAAGATCAATTATTAGATGATCTTGAACCATCATTATTAGGTAAACATGTAGTAATTAATAATAATGTATTAGATAATCAAATGTTAAACACTGGTAATTCAAATAGAAGAAATTCTATAATATATAAAAGATTTATGAAAGATATAATATATACACATAAAATAGGAAGAAAAGGTTTCGAATATGATGATGCTAAGAAAATATGTGAACGTATATATACAATTTATAAAACAGACTGTTCTGAACCTACATATAAAATTCAAGGAGAAGACTACAATATAAATTATTATAAAAATAATAAAAAACGCGATGAATGTTTTAATATTGTCTATAATGATGATAAAAATTTAAATAATGAACAATTTATTGCTAAGATTAAAGGTTTTGATCCAGATAACACACAAAATGATACTACTGATATAAACAGAATTGAAACTGAATTAAGAAGAAATAAATGGTCTGATGATCCAGATAAGATTAAAGACTATAGAAAAGAAGTAAAAAAATTAAAAGAAATAGGTAATATTGATGTTAGACCACAGCGTTTAGCACATTTAAATGAAGTTAAAACAGCTGCCTATTATACTGCTGATTGGGATAATATTGCTTGGATAAATGATGAAAATCCACAATTACATAATAAGTCAAATTTAATAAAAGTTCAAGATAAGAAGGTATTATGGTTTGACAAGGATGATGAAAATGCTATTAATAAAGGTGTAGTATGTTATGGAAGAAAATTAGATCAAAATAAATTAGCACAAAATCAGAAAAATGAAATATATAATTTCCAAATGGAAAAAATAGAACAAAGTATGAATGACATTCAAAATTATGAAAATGTAAGTAAATTTAATAAACAAGTATATAGTCGATGGAACTTATAAATAACTAATTATATTCATATGTTTCTAATTGATAATTTTCATCATCATCTAGTTCTAAATTAGATTCATTTTTTTTCATTCTTTTTATTATTTTTGACGAATTATATACATCTACATTTCTATATATTACTTCAAAAAATGCACCATAATTTGAATTATTATGAATATTTACATACATCGGATCACAGTACTCCACTATTTTATAATATGTATCTAAAATATCATCATTATATTCAACATTAAAAATATCAAATGTATCTATTTCGTCCATCCTAATATATATTTAATATATATTTAATGTATGTATTTTATATATACTTATATTTAAACATTTATATAGTTTATTATATATATAGAATATGGAAGATTTATCTGAATCAAATATTGATATATGTGTTAAAATAGATAAACTAGACAATTTATTTATAAAAAGCAATAAAACACCAATAAATCTTATTAAGACAACATTAAAAAATTATTTTGATGATTTAGTTGAAAAAATAGAAAAGAATGAATTAGAAGAAGATATTTATATAGGATCTATAAAAAATAATACTGTTAAGGGTCGGGGATTATTAATAAAAAATAATTTAATGGTTGAAGGTTTTTTTAATAATATTGATAATATAATAAATAGTCAAGTAAATTATAATGAAACATGTTTAAAAGGAATTATAAAAGATGGAGAATTTAGTTCTGGTACAGTTTATAAAGATACAGTTCAAATAATAGGTTCATTTAAAAATGGATTACCCGATAATGCAATTAAGTATTATAATAATGGTGTATCATATGAAGGCGAATGTAATAATGGTTCACTAGATGGTTTAGGTATTTATAAGGATAAAAATATTTGTTATGATGGTGAATGGAAAAATAATAAATTTAATGGAACTGGTATATTAATAACTCATGATTATATATATAATGGTACATTTGAAGATGGTAAAAAACATGGTGGAGGAAAATTACAAATTAATAACAATGAATATTTTGTAGAATATCAGAATGATATTGAAATAAATAGATTAGACTATAATGAAAAAAAAATAGAGGATTTAAATTCAAAAATAAATTTACTAGAAACAAATGATAAGAATAACTTACATATTATAAAACAACAAGAAGATCAAATAATGCAATTTAATAGTAAAATAAAATGTGTAGAAAATCATAAGAAACAACTAGAAGAACAAATGAATTGTAAAATATGTTTCAGAAAGCAATCAAATATAGTTCTACAACCATGTAATCATTATGTATTATGTGAAGATTGTGAATTATCTATTCGAAATTCAGCACAAGGCAAAAAATGTCCTATATGCAGAAAACAATACAGCAGATTTATAAAAATATATATATCTTAATTTTAATAATAATTTTAATAATAATTTTAATAATAAATAAAATATCTAGAATAAAAGAATTTATTAATATATTATATATTATTAATGGTTATTGAGACAATAACAATATTATATTATTCAATTGCTACATTATCAATTAGTTTAGTATTATGTCAAAAATATAATAAAGAAATTAGTGTATTTTTTAATAAATGGGTATATAAATATGATTTAGTAAGTAGTAATGATACAGATGATGGAAATATTACAAATTTAGAATTAGATAATAGTCTAAATAATTCTGATGAAACTTATATTTTATTTAATGAAAATACAAATAATACAAATAATACAAATAATACAAATACAAATAATACAAATACAAATAATACAAATACAAATAATACAAATAATACAAATACAAATACAAATATAAATACAAATATAAATACAAATACAAATACAAATAATACAAATACAAATAATACAAATACAAATAATACAAATACAAATATAAAAACAAAAAAAAATGTTGTTATTAATTTTGAATAAAATTAATTTTATATTTAAAATATAATAGATATTAATTATAAAAATATTAAAATTAGTAAAATTTATTAAATAATGACAACTATAAATAATAATTTAGGCACTAATTTTAAAATAGGATAAATTAGGATTATTTTTTTCAATATATGATGCTAAAATTATTTTTTTTAACAAATCTGGATTTGATTCACATAAAATCTCACCACCATTTAATCCAGTAATATTATTACATTGTAATCCTTTATCAGTATTAATAATATCTAATTCTACATATTCTCCCTTAAATAAACATTTATATTTAAGATCTGTTTTAATATTATTTTTATGAACGAAAATATCAACATATTTATCATCATTTAATACTGTAATAAATCCGTAGCGAAGATCTAAATTATACCATTTAACTTGGCCTCTTTTTTTTGGTTCTATAGTTGTCATATAGTATTAATTTATAATAAATTTTTAAATACTTTTATCTTCTATATAAAATATATTATAAATTAATAATGGTAAAGAAAAAAAAAAAATTAAATAATAAGAAAATAAATAAGAAAATAAATAATAATGATACTATTAATTTAAATAATAAGAAAATAAGTAATAATAATACTAATGATTTAAATAATAAGAAAATAAATAATAATGATATTACTGATTTAAATGAGAAAAAAATAAAAAAGAATATAATTAAAAATGTAATAAAAGGAGGTTTTTGTTCAACATATAATGATTCATGTAATGAAATAGCTGTTAAGATGGATCCAATAGAACCAATAAATAAGTTTTTGAATTTTATTTTAGATATAGTGCAAAATGGGGTATTAAGACAATTTACTAAAGGTATAGCATTTATTATAAAACAATGGAATAATGGTATTACAAAATTATCTACAACATTAGAAAGATTCATATTATTAATTATTTTCATGATTAATGGTTATACAAAATCATTAAATTTTATGTTAGATGATGTAAAATTAATATTGCGAATATTAGTAGTAATTTTAACTAATGCTAATCCATTTATATTAATAACAATATATTTGATGCCTATGGTAAATGAATTATTTAGTTTTATTTTAGATAGTGGTACTGTAGATATAATAACAGCATTATTTTCATTTGATTTTTCACCTATTTATAATTTTGTAAAAGCATTATTAAATTTATTAATTGGTAAAACTGTAAAAGCGAAATGTAATTTAGCAGATTATGGTAATAATAAAGAATATATGGAATCAGATTGTTATGAATTTTCTGTACCTAAATGTAAATTAAATTTAAGAACAGTATATTATATAACATTAGTTTTGGTAATTTTAATATATATATCTTCATGGATCAGTTTTCTAAAATTATTTTATCCAGATTAATAATTTTTAAAGCAATATTTTTTTATATTTAATTATTAAGAATATGTTAGATACAGTTAATGAATCTATAAATTTACCACTTAAAATTTTGAAAAATATTTTTCTATTAATTATTTCTATATTTAAAACACTTAGTAGTAATTATGTTCCTTTATTAGCAGTAGCATTAGCATTATTTTACCTTTTTACTTTTTTATCACAGCGAAAACTATTATTACCATGTTCTAATTGTGAAAATGGATCTTGGTGGTATAAATGTATGCCTAAAACGGGATTTGGTACTAAAACTTGTCGTAATTATACTTATATTACAAATATATCAGACGATTTATATAATCTTATTGTAAATGGTCCAGATAAATATTTGCAAATTTTATTAGCATTACTTCAACATACTACAAATATAATAAAAAAATCAGTTCAGTTTTTTGATGAAACTACTTTAATATTATCTTTATTAATGCCTCATTGGTTATTATTTAAATATTTAATTAAACCAATTTCTAAAGCTTTATTTGGAGGATTTGATAAAGTTCGAGCGGAATTATCAAATTTTTCATGTGGTTTTAAATTACCAGTGTTAAATGTAGAATTAGATTTATGTAAATTAATAGTAGATGGTATAAGAGCATTATTAAATTTAATAGAAACAGTATTTGAAACATTATTAGATTTAATTTCAACTATATTTTCATTTGTATTTGATTTTATAAAAAAATATATATTTGGGGATTTAGTTAAAATTATTATGTCTGTAATTAAATTTATTACTAATAACATTTTTAGAGTATTTACATTAGCAACTAAAATAGTTAATACAATTACTAAACCAATTAATGCTATTATTGACATACCTATTTATAAATATTTTATACTTATATTAGATTATATTATATCTCTTTTATTAAATATTATTCCTGGGGGTTCATTCCTAAGATCTGCACCATCTATTATAATTGCTATAGCATTATTACCAATTATATTTATAATTTTTGTACCAATAATAGGTTCTATTGTCGCACTTTTTGCACTAATAAAATCATTAGTATTTGCATTATTAAGATTTGATGATAATGATGATTTCTTATTTATATTTAAATTTATCTTTACATATATATATGAATTAATAATAAACTTGTTTTCTAAAAAAGACTCTTAAATTAAAGTATATTAATAAAAATGTAAAACATTTGAAACATTTAATAAAAACTTAGAACATTTAATAAAAATTTAGAAAATTATTATTTTTTTTTATATGTTTTATAATAATATGTATGAAACAACCTCTAAATTAAATGAAATTGTAATATTAAATAGACAACTTAGAAATTTTTTGAGTATGAAAGGAGGAGGTCGTGCAAATATAATGAATTTAAAAGAAAAGTTAAATGAACATACAATTTATATAATTGTTTTATTTCTTACAACTTTTGTATCTATAATATATTTCTGTACTAAAATAGCTACCAAAAATAATAAGGGTTTTATGGAAGGTGGTTCTAATATAAATGATAATATTTCTGATTTAACTGATTCATTTAAGGATAAATTCTATGAAACTATTGATTTTATATTAGAATATATAAATGATATACATGATAATATTTTAGAAACAACAAAGGAAAAGGGTGGTCCTATTATCGACCAAGCAAATAATATTTTATCTGTAATATATTCATTTAAATATAATTTATTATGGACAATGCCAATACCACCTTGTTTTCCTCCATTTTTGCCTCTTATTATAATTATAATGATTTTAATATATGTTTGTAGTACCTTTATTTTGGATCGAAAATTATATTTACCTTGTTGGGGTTGTTCTGAAGGAACAATATTTTTTAAATGTATGCCGGGTACTGGAAAGGGATCAATTAGTTGTACTATATACACTGAACTATTAGATAAAATTAAATTAATTATTAGTCAATTTAAGTATATAGGAGATTTAATAGTTGAATTTAAGAATGCTATTAATACTGCTATAAATTCAATATTATATTTAGTAGATAATATAACTAAATGGATAGGTGAAGCATTTGATCAAAGTATTGGTAAAATTTTTGATGCATTAAAATTTTTAAAACATATAGATATACCCGATAATTGGGGTTTTAATTTAGGTGAATTTTTATTATGTCCCGACTTTTCAACAAAAGGTAATGATTGTATTTATAATAAAAATGGTAGTTTAAGATCAGATCATGGAAATAATCCTTTATTTAGAGTTTTTTGGAAAATGATACGAATTATACTAGAGGTTCCTCCAAATATACCAAAATTCCCTTTTGGTGGTGGAGCCATAAAAAAATTGAGATTATCTAAAATTAAACAGTCTACTATTAAACAACCAAGTACTGACAAATATGATGTTGATACAACGGTAAAAGCCAGTTCAAAAAATAAAGTATCACCAGATAAGAAAGATATAGTATATGAAAATTTATTAAAAGTACTTATTAAAATAGATATTAATCCTATAAAATGGTTAGCAGCTTTATTTAATTTAATAGTAGATGCAATAAATTTAGTAATAGATCAAATTCTAAATGTATTTAAGGAAATTCTTAAATTTATATTTTCACTAATTGTAGAATGTGCTAAAATATTAACAGATGCATTAGGAAAAATATTTAGTCAATTATTAAGACCATTAGATGAAGTCTCTAAAATAGCTATGAAATTACCTAAGCAAATTTATAAATGTATAAAGGGTATTTTTGATATTGGATTTTTTACATTAATCGTTCATTATTTCTATATATTATTAACAAATCTATTTCCATTCTTAAAATATATGAAATCATTTATATTAATGCTTACATTAATAATATTAATATTAAGTATATTAATATTTTGTCCTATGATTGGTGCATATATTGCATTCTTTAAACCATATAATTATTCTAGAGAAACTATAAATTATGTGTTTTCACAATTTATGTATATTATTAAAAATTATTCTGATGCTGGAACATATTTTATGAATTTTATAAAAGAACAAGGTATTGCAAAAGAAATAAATGTTTATTTAAGTGATATGAAAACATCATATAAATATGTAAGTATAGTAATAATAGTATTGTTAATAATATTTATTATTTTAAATATGTTTACTAATGTAAATAGATTATTTTTGAAATTTGTTAAAGATATAATGTATGATAGATACAGTAATAAATTTAATACTATAATTAAAAAATATAAATATTATAAAATGAAACAATTAGAGTATGATGAAGGGGAAAACAAAGATGAAAAAAATGACAAAAATGAAACTAATACATTTTTAAATAAAATAAATTCTATAAAAAATTTGGATATTAATCAATTAAAAAAATATACCTAAATTAATATTTATTTACGCAATTTATTTTTTTTTTATTTTAATATAATATAAATGACAAACTCAGGCAGAGCACAAGTATTCCATGGCAATAGAGAAAAAACCTCAGGAGGTTTAACCAAAGCTGATTTAATGAAAAATAAACACGGTAAGATTGTTTCAAAAAAAGCTTCTAAGGCCGCCTCAAAAAATAAAAATTTAGGCGATTTTGAAAAAAAAGGTAAGGGATTTGAATTAAGTCCTAAAGCTGGCACAAAAGCATACAAAAATATGAAGTCCTCTAAGAAATCCAAAAAGAAGTCCGCTAAGAAATCAATGAAGAAGTCCGCTAAGAAATCCAAAAAGAAGTCCGCTAAGAAATCAATGAAGAAGTCCGCTAAGAAATCCAAAAAGAAGTCCGCTAAGAAATCCAAGAAGAAGTCCGCTAAGAAATCCAAGAAGAAGTCCGCTAAGAAATCCGCTAAGAAATCCAAGAAGAAGTCCGCTAAGAAATCCAAGAAGAAGTCCGCTAAGAAATCCGCTAAGAAATCCAAGAAGAAGTCCGCTAAGAAATCCAAGAAGAAGTCCGCTAAGAAATCCGCTAAGAAATCCAAGAAGAAGTCTGCTAAGAAATCCGCTAAGAAATCCAAGAAGAAGTCTGCTAAGAAATCCAAGAAGAAGTCTGCTAAGAAATCCGCTAAGAAATCCAAGAAGAAATCCAAGAAGAAGTCCGCTAAGAAATAAGTCTATATAATTAAATAAATAATATATGTTTTTTTTTACTTAAAAATATAAATATAAATATATCTATATCTAATTTATAATGAAAAATTATTATGAAATTTTAGAAATAAATAAATCAGCTAATAAAGATGAAATAAAATCTGCTTATAAGAAATTAGCATTAAAATATCATCCAGATAAGAATATAACTAATAAGGAAGAAGCAGAGAAAAAATTTAAAGAAGTATCTGAGGCTTATGAAGTTTTATCTGATAATCAAAAAAAAAATAATTATGATAATGGTAGTAATATAATTTTTAATGGACAAAATCCATTTGATGTATTTGATAATATTTTTAAACAACATCATCATTCATTTGATATAAATGTTAATAGTTTTAGTTCAAATTTTTCAAGTGTTAGTACATCTACTAGAATTGTAGGTAATCAAAAAATTACACGCACTGAAAAAACTATTCAAACACCAAATGGAACTCAAACTACAGTAGAAGAAAAAATTGAAACTATTTAATCAGAATCAGAATCAACAATTTTAGTCATTTTTCTTAATTTATTTTTTATATTTACTAATTCATTTACAGATACGGATAATCTAGGTGGTCCAGTTGCAGCTTTCTTAACTTCTGTTTTTTTAGGTGTATTATTACCTCTACCACTATTATTTATACTTGTATTATTTCCGCCATTAGTTGTATTTGTATTCATATTTGATACAAATAAACCTTTACCTTTTCCCTTTCCTTTTCCTTTACCAATATTTATATTTTCAATAGTATTTTTATACATACATGTAGAATTGCAAAATACACATTTTTGGACTATTATTTCATTTTTTACAGCATCATTGACGGGTTCATCATCATCACTATCAACTATTAAACAATTTCTATAATCAAACTGAGGAAATATTCGACATTGAAAAATAACCCATTTTAAACCATAAGTTCGTTTTTCTGTATTTATCCATATATCTTGTAATTTTACTAATAATATTATATCAGAATATATTTCTACTTGCGAACTTGATATTAGTTTTTTATTTTTATCAAATATAGTAGTATTTTTATCAGTATTTTTAAATATATATTTTAAATTATTAGTATCTCCTACAAAATTACTATGTAATTTATATTTTTTTTTTAATTTTAATTTAATTTTATCTCCAGCATCGGTTTCTATTTTTTTTACAAAATTTATAAATGCTTCGGTTTTTTTTGTTATTTGGTTCAATGCTGAAACTATATAACCAGAATTTAAATTACTATTTAATTGTGATTTTGGTGTTTTAATTATAATACTTTTCTTATTTAAGAAACAATTTAACTTATAATTATTTTTATATGAATATATATCTGAAAATGTTATTTCATATTTATCTAAATCTAAACATGTAAAATGAGTCATATCTATATATAATATAATGTTTACTTTTTATATAAAATAAGAATATAAGAATATAAGAACATAAAAATATAAGAATAAAAAAATATAAGAATATAAGAATAAAAAAAATAAAACCTATAGGAATATAAAAATATAAATAAGAATTATATATAATATTACTTACAGATTATATAACAACACGATAATTAATATATAATTCAGTATTATTTAATATATTATTCTTATTTATAATTTTACATATAGAATCTTTAGGAAAATTATAAAATTTGATTAATTTATCACTGCTTTTAATTTTTGGTAACTCTTTTTTTTGTTTATCTATTTCACTTATATTTACTGTTTGAATATAAGGAACATATTTATGTTTTGTTATATTAATTAACAAATTTTTATAATAATGAACATCATTTAACGATTCTTGTTCTTCTGATAAATTTTTTAAACATACAACTATTGTATCTTCGGGTAAAACATATGTATTTTCATCATTATTCCAAAAACTTTTTAAATTTAAACATATTAAAATATTTTTAATTAAAGTATTACCAGTATTAACTGGAAATTCTAAGGTTTTTGCTATATTTGCTGTAAATAATGAATAATCATAGTTTTTATTTAGTAAATTTTCAATTGATGTTCCTAATACTGTACTTTTATTATTTATATTATAATTTCTTTTATAAAATAATCCTACTTTATTTTCAAATAATGTTAAAAAAAGTTTATTTAAAATAATCTCTCCTTCATTTTTGTAATTAGTCTTTAATTTTTCTAAAATTATATCTTCTTCTCTTATTCTACTCATATATATAATATAATATTTTAAAATAATGGTTCAAAACCTAATTTTTTTATTATATTTTCTTCTTCATGTTCTATATTTTTTATGGTTTTATCTATTGTTTCATTTATTATCTCTGATACAGATTCTTCTGTTTGAATATTAATATCTGCTGTTTCAATATTTTCTGTTTGTGTTTTGGTTTCTGTTTTCTCATTAGTGTTAGTATTAGTAGATGTATCACATTTTGTAGGTAATTCTGATATACTGTTATGAATAATATTATTTAATGGTACATCACCTAAATTTTTAGATTTCCAATCTACAATTAAAATATAATTACTTTCATCTTTTACAATTTCTAAAAATCCCCGTTGAGTTTCTGTTTTTTTCTTATATAATACATTAAATGGTTTGAAATGATAAATTAAAGAATCCATTAATTCATAAACTAATTTATTATGTTCACTATCATATATTACAGCATAGTCAAAACCTTCTTCGGCATTTTCTTTAATTTTATCATAAGCTTCATTAATAATAGTATTAAATAATTCTTTCTTAACACGAGCTTCCTTATTTTTTAAAAATTGATCGCGTTTTTTTTTCTTGGCCTCATAAGTCGTTTTACAGTAATTATATAATTTATAATAGTCTACCATATATAATTATAAATAGATTATTTATTTAAAAAAAAAACTTAAATAATCTTAATAATATTAATAATTAATTATAATAAAAATAAAAATATTTTTATTAATTTGAAACTTATTAAGTATCTTATTTTTTATTAATTTTAATCTTAACTATTTTTTTTTTCTTATTTTTTAATTCATCGTTTTCTAATTCATCTTTATTATCATTTTCAATATCTTCATCTTCATCTTCATCTTCATCTTCATCTTCATCATTTTCATCGTCAATTTCATTATCATCATCTAGTTCTTCTTCAGCATCTTCAAAATTAATATAATCTGTATGTTCATCTAGATCTGGATTAGTTTCATCTTCTGGATTTGTTTCAAAATTTGTTTCATTATCTATTTCTACACTTAAATCATCATTAATTATTGTATTTATTTTTTCATCATTTTTATTATTAAAGTTTTTAATATAATAATTAAAATGATCTACAAAATCTGTATTATTTAATGTAATTTTTTTTTCGACAATAAAATGATATACAAATAATTCACTATAATTAATATTTTCTTTTTTCAAAATAAATTTCAATATATTTTTATATTTTTTAATTTTATCTATATTAATATTACAATCATGACTTATATTACTTAATTCATCAATCATTAATTTCATTTTTTTTAATTCGAAAATATAATCTTCTGATACTATATTTGCTATTGAATCTATATGACTTGAGTTTTTACTAAATTTTAATCCCAATAATTTAATATATATTTCATCATTTTTTTTTATATCTTTTATCAAATTTACATCTTGATTATGTTTTGATATAATAATTCTAATAGGAATAATTGTCTTATTATTATATGTATATCTTATACAGCACATAATACCAATTTTATTTATAGATAATACATCTGCCAAATAAACATCATTAACATTAGGTAAAAATACTTCCGCAGAACATAATAATTTATATTCAATAAATGGAACAAAAATTGTTGGATTCAAAAATCCAGTCGATACTTTTAAAATTTTAATACTATTCTCTTTAATATATCCATATTCACAACACTTATTTTCTAATGTTTTTAATTTTATATATAAAATATCTTCAATATTTCTAACTGAATTTAATTCATTTATATCTACAGAGATTTTTTTGACAAATTCTATTTTATTATAAATATCCATATACTATATTATTATTGTTATTCTAAATCAATTTTATTTATAAATGTCCAAAAAAATCCATTCATCTTTTTCTTGAATTTCAAATAATTCTACCGTAATATCATTATTAATTTTTTTGCTATTATATGGTATTAAATTATACATATATGAAACTGTATTATATGTATCATATGAAACTCTTAAACCATAATAGAAACTACCAAAATAATAAATATAATTATAATAACTGTATATGTAATAAATATTATATAACATAAATATTTTTTATTTTTTTCTTATAAATATATATGAGAAATTATTTACAATTTGATAATATTTCAACTGATAATAATTATATAAATTCTATAAATAATTCATATTTTAATGCTAAAAAAAAATTTAATACACATAATGATACTTTAAAACATTTGAAAAATCTTATAAACAATGAATATGTTAATTACAATAAATTTAATGAATCTATTAATAATGATTTTTTAAATAAAACAGCAAATATGGATAAGAATAATCTTGATAAAAATAATCTTGATAAGAATGAATTAATTAAACAATATGCATTTATTATTAATAATTCAGATAATCAATATCATAAGACTTTATATGATATTCAGCAAGATATAGATACACATAATAGTCATACTAATTATTTTATTAAAATACTAAAAAAAATTCAATATGTATTAAATACCCATGTTAAAAATTTTATGAATATTAATTATTATATTCGCACATTTACAAATATTATAATTACAAATAATAATATAAAACAGAAAAAAAAACTTTTACATAAAGCAATAAAAAAATTAATTATTCATAAAAATCTAATAAATAATAATATAAATAATTCTTTAAAAAATATAGACATAATATTAATTCCAATTTCAAACACAGATACCGATGAAGATAGCAGCAAAAATACAACTAATAAAAAAATAAAAAATACGAACAAAAATAATATTAGTACTATACAAAAAAAAATTTATAATATTTCTAATATTATTGATAAAAATAAAGTATTAACATCAAAATTACAAAATAATATAAATACTATAAAAGATCCAAAACAATTAAAATTTTTAAAAATATTACATAATAATTCTATAAAAAATAATAAATTATTTGGTGGTAAGTTAAAACAATATTATTTAGAATTAAATACTATCACAAATAATATCGATAAAAAAATTCATGTTGATTTTGATATAAATAAAAAAAAAGAAATATTAGAACAAATAGATAATATTACCCCTAAAAATTATAAAACGAATTTAAAAAATATACGCAAATTATGTTCCGATTTTACTTTAAATAAAACAAAATATGTATCTCCTAATAAAATTAAACATTTACTCAAAAAATTTAACAAAATAATCTATTAAACCGCCATTTCTCCTTTTAAATCATTAGGATGAGACTTATAACCAATTAATTTTATATCTTCGTACACAAAATCCTCAATATTTGTTTTTTTTTCCATAACTACTAATTTAGGATAAGGATACGCCTCTCTACTAATCATTTTCTCAGCCAATTCTATATGTGTCTTATATATATGTGCATCTCCGCATACCATTGTTAGATCACCTGGTGTTAAATCTATACTATCTAAATTACATAATAAATGTACGAATAATGCTCCAGTGCATACATTCCAATTATTTGCTAAAAATACATCAGATGAACGCAAATATATTTGAACACTTAATGTTTTTTTTTCTGTATCCACATAAAACTGATATTGATGTAAGCAACTTGGTAATGCGGCTTTGCAAGTTGTTTTAGGATTCCATAAATTAATTAAAATACGCCTACTATGAGGATTATTTTTAATTTCATCTATTACATATTTTAATTGATCAAACCCATTTGTTTCATCATATGTTGTCTTACAATTTACATAATCTCCACCATAATGTCTCATATTAAAACCATATGTTTCCCCCATATCACCTTCTGGTAATTCAGTTAATCCGCGTTTATCTAAAAATTCCCTAGTTGTATTTCCATCCCATATATGAATATTTTTATCTTTTAATATATTATTATCTGTTTGTCCCCTTATATATAATAATAATTCTTCAAATACTGCTCTTAAAAATCCTCTTTTTAATGTACATAATGGAAATGTATTTTTCAAATCATACTTCATACTATATGGTGCAAATAAACTAATTGTTCCTACTCCAGTTCTATCATCTCTTTTTAGACCATTATCTAATATATTTTTTATAAACATCTTAAAATTTTGTTCTTCATGATTAATATAAAATGGTCCATTTGAATTCGCATTTTTATAAGTAATATATCTAAAATGTATATCTTTTTCTTTTTTGAAATTACTTACATCACAAATTTTAAATAATTCATTATTTATTTTTGGAAAAAACTTATCACACTCAATAGATTTATATACTTCAGTTATATATATTTTATTAATATCATTTGAATAGTTATCTAATACATATTTGTATAATGCTTCACCACCAATTATAAATACTTGACTATTTCCAAATATACTATTATTTTTTATATATTCTATAACTTCTTCAAATGAAGAACCAATATAATCTACTTTTTCAGAATCTATAAAATCTTTTCTAGAAGATAATACAAAATTATATCGATCTGTTAATGGTCTAAAATTAGATGGTATTGACTCCCAAGTATTTCTACCCATAATTACAATATTTTTAATTGTTTCATTTATTTGTGTTGTTTCATTTGTTTCATTTTTCAAAATTAAAGTTGTAACAGATTTAAAATATTTTAGATCATTAATAATTTTCCAAGGTATTGTATTATCTAATCCTATTCCCCTATTATTACAATAAGCACAAATTAAATTAAAGTTCATTATATTATAATATTTTTTAGTATTTAAATGATTTAATTGATTTATTTTAATTTCTTATTTTAAAAGTTTTAAAAATGTTATTTTAAAGTTTTAATAGTGTTATATTTTTAAAGTTTTATATTATATATATATATATGTCATTAGAATCAGATGATTATTATCCATTAATAGATGATATAAATTTTAACTATAAATTACAAACTCATCCACGATTCTCAAAATTCAAATATGAAAGAGATGCATATATTTTAGAACAAATGGAACTTGAATCAAATAAAAAATGTAGTGAAACTGGTGGATATATTTATAAGAAAATTCAATTATTTGTATCATCATTTTTATCTATGGATACTCCTTATAATGGTCTATTATTATATCATGGTGTAGGTGTAGGTAAATCATGTTCTTCTATATTAATAGCTGATAATTTTAAAAAATATGCTAAAATGAATAATAAAAAAATAATTATATTAACTAAACCTACTATTCAACAAGGATTTAGAGAGGAAGTATTTAATAGTGAAAAAACTTTGAATAAAATAGATCAAAATGAATTTACATGTACTTCAAATGAATATATGAATGAATGGAATGCTTTTATGCAAGATAAATTAGATAATAACGAAATAGATAAAAAGGAATTAGAAACCTTAACTAATACTATATGCAATGAAAATTATGAAATATATGGTTATCAACAATTTGTAAATCATTATACTGATACAAATCCAATAAAAAAAGGAGACATTTTTGACAAATATAAGATTAATGAATTATTTAGTAATTGTGTATTTATTATTGATGAAATGCATAATTTAAGAGATGTTATTAATGATGAAACAAAGAAAAAAACAAATAATGAAAAAAAAATTAAAGAAATGATTAATGGTATTATAGAAAATTTAGATAATCCTATAAAACTTATATTATTATCTGCTACACCAATGTATGATAGATATGAAGAATTTGAATATATTATTAATTTACTTTTATTAAATGATAAAAAAGCTCCACTTGATCAAAATTATATAAAAACATATGTTAATAATCCTAATAATATTGAGGCTAAAAATGAAATAATTAATAAGACTCGAGGATATATATCATATATCAGAGGAAATGATCCAACAATATTTCCTTTACTATTATATCCTAAAAATGCTAAAACAATAGCATTTAAAAAAGCGGGGTCTTTAGATATATTAGATAAAATAAATGTAGTTTTATGTAAAATGAATAATTATCAATCTAATGTATATAATTTTAGTGAAAAAAAAAATGAAAAAACCAGTTATTCTAATATAACATTTCCAGAAAAATCAAATGGTGATATAGCTACATTTGATGATTTATTTATTACTAAATTCGTTAGAAAAGACAAATATGATAATGTACATTTTTCTTATAATAATACAGAATTAGCACAAGAACTTATGAAAAATTTAGACAAATATTCTATAAAAATTCATAATATTATGGAAAATATAACTAAAAATAAGGGTAAAGTTTTTATTTATTCTGAATTTGTAAAGGGTGATTATGGAGGTGCATCATTTATCTCTATTATTTTAGAATATTATGGTTTTGTAAGAAAAATTTATGATGTAAAAACAAAAAAAATACAAGTTAATAATGCTTGTATACCCCCACTTACAAAAGAATCTGACGCCAATTTTAAAGGATATTATATTGTAGTGGGAGGTTTAGATGGTGATGAATTTAAACCATATTTAAATGCATTTAATGATGATAATAATACATATGGAGAAAAAATTAAGATTATATTTGGTACTAAAAATATGATGGAGGGAGTTAACTTAAGTAATATGCGTCAAATACATATATTAGAACCTTGGTATAATTTATCAAGAATTGAACAAATTGTTGGTCGTGGTACTAGACAATGTTCTCATATTAAATTACCATTTGAAGAAAGAAATATAACAATATTTAATTATATTGCTTATTCTAATGATGAAAATATGAAAGATTTAGACAAGCCAATTGTTGAAACTAAATATATAGAAGAAACTCAAAAAAATAAACAAGATATTGATTTGCGTAAATTGCAGTTAGCAACCGATAAATATAATAAAATAAGTATTTTAGAAACACTTTTGCAAAAAAATGCTATTGATTGCTCTCTTAATAAATATGTAAATAATATAATTATTCAACCTAGTATATCTGATATTAGTAGCAATGATGTTATAGCATTTAAGGATTCTTATAATGAAACTAGATTAATTAGTTATAATTATAATGCTGAAACAAAATGCATAGGAGATTTAGAAGATATAGAAAATATAGAAAATATAGAAAATATAGAAAATATACAAAAAAATAATAATGAAGAAACATATACTTATAAAGAGGAACAATTTAAGACATTTATGAATCCACATTTAATAACAAATACTAAATTTTTTATAAAAACAATTTTTAAAAAGGGTATTTTACATAATAGTAAAAAAGAAATTATAGAAAAAAATAAATTATATTTTGATTATGATCAATTATTTAGTGAATTAAAAATTTATAATAGTGAAATAGATGAAATATTATATAAGTTTTCTTTACAAGAATTACTTTTAAATAAAGAACAATTTAGTGATAAATTTAATAAAACTGGATATATCATTATAAAAGGTAAATACTTTATTTTTAAAAACAATTCATTTGAAAATATATATTTACCATTAGAATATAGCAGTTTCCCTTTTAATAATAAACTTTCACATATAAGTGATTTTGAAGATTATATTATAAAATTAGATCTTACTAAGGTTTCTAGTACAACTAAAACATCATCAAAAATAGATACTATTTCTAAATCTTCAAAAACAATTAATATGAATACTACTGCTGATAATACTAATAATACTGATACTAATACAGAGTCAATTATTGTTTTAGATGATGAAAAAGAAAAAACCAAATCAATGCTTTTATTAGCAAAATGTAAAGATCTTAATTTTATAGATTCTTTTGAGTCAAATTATATGGATATATATAAAAATTTATGGGACAATTTACGCCATAAAACCGATAAGAAAGGTATAGGACTTTTAGATTATAAGAATTATGATAATGATATAAAAAATAAATTAAATGATGATTATTATAAACATATGTTATCATTTTTATTTAAACCTAAAGATAAAACGGGTAAAAAAAGTGAAAAAAGAAATAAAAAAGAAATAAAACATGAAAATTTAACTAAAACAAGTAATAATAATAGAATAGATCTATTAAATAGATTTTATGATAATTATTATATAGTTCATTTTATTTATAATTATGGTGAAATAATAGTAATTTATTTAAAATGTATATTTTATAGAAAATATGTACTAAAAAAAGATTTACGACCATCAGAGCAAAAAATACATGATCATTACTATAATTTAATTGTATCAAAAGAACCCCTAATATTTAAATTTATTGATTGGTCAAAAAATCAAATTGGTAAATATGACTATAATTTTTTAGGGATGATATATTATGAATATGATATTTCCACAAATGAATGGATTTTACATAATAGTAATTATAAAGACGATGAAAAAAATACAGAATTCGCTAATATAAAATTACATAAAATATTTTATGGAGATATTACAGATAAACAAAAACCAATTCATAGAAAGAATTTTTTCATAGAACATACTATTCCATTAAAAGATGATGAAAATTCTAAACCCGTATTTAAACAAATCCCATTAAAAAATTTATCAGAAGCTTGTAAAAATCCAACTCCCGAAACACAAAATTTCTGTAAAATACATAATTCATTCAAGCATAATAAATATTATAATAAAAATGAGGGTTATTTTGATTATACTGGTGATACTTGGTATCCCAATTATACTGATATGAAAGAAGACACAGAATTAAATGTTACTAAAAAAATATCAAATATTATAGGATGTCCTATATTAACTACTACTGTAACAAATAAAAATATAGATGTAAGTGGAGTATCAAGAAATATTTATGCCCCAGGTATTTTATTTTCAGTAAGGCATAATGAAGTAACAGAAAAAAATATTAATTATTATTTAAAAATGTCAGCATCTGTTGATTGGGGCGATCATTTAAAAAATATTAGATCTAAGGGTAAGGATTATCCTAGTTTAGTTACTGAAAAACATAAACATATATTATATTGTATTTTAGATCAAGTATTAGAATTTAATTATAAATTACTTATTGAAATAATTATGTCTTCTACATCACAAAATGATATAGATATTTTATGGAATAATAGTTCATTAGAATTTAAATATATTATTAAAGATATATTTAAGAATTTTAATTTCGAAAATCCATTAGTAGATGATTTTGATTCTTCTGATGATGATTCAGATGACGATGAAGATATTAGTGATGATGAAGATGCTAAACCAATATTAAAAGAAGTAGAATACGCTAATAAAAATGATGCACCAATACTAAAATTAAAAAAATATCTAAAAAAGAATAAAGTATTTATTAAAAATTTAGATATATCATTAGATTTATCTCTAGATGCAGTAAGTATTATAAATCAACGATTAGAAGAAAATAAGTATAAATTTTATATATATATTGATGATATAAAAGAAATAATCAAAAGTATTGAATTAACTGATTCATCAGAAATGGCATTAGTATATTTAATTAACTATCTTTTATATGATTTAGATACTTATAATCCTACAAATAGTCTAGAATATACTAGTTTTTATAATAAAAGATGGTTATTCAGTATTTTAGAGACCGCTTTATTAAATTATAAAATAGTTGATTTAGAATATTTATCTACTAGTCAAATGATTAAAGCTACTACAGAACGCATTGGTGAAAGTGGTTCTATTACAAAAAATAGTTTCTTAAATAAACGAAAAATTCCAAAAGGTGATATAGAATTATTTAAACAAGATGGATTATAATTTATTAATATAGTTATTAACATAGTTATTTATCATATACATATTTATAAATTTCTTCTATTGTTACATTTTCTGTTTCTTGAATAATACAATATAATTCAATAGCTTTATGAAATAATTGTTCTAATATAATTACATCTTCTAATGCTCTATGATGTTTTGAACAATCTATCTCATATAATTCACATAATGCCTTTATTGAATGTGATGAACGATATGGTAATAATTTTCTAAATAATGTTAATGTGTCAATTGACTTGCATTTAATATTAAAATGTTTCGATAAAAATTTATAATCAAAATTATCTCCATTATGAGCTATTAAATAAGTTTCTACACTTTTATTTTTTTTCTCAAAATCAAACCACTCATCTATTTTTTCATATGAACGCTCCATATTGTTTCTATACTTTAATTTTTCATTACTAATACCAGTTAATTCTTTAATTTTATCTGAAATTTCCTTATCTGGATTAATTAGTTTATCAAATGTATTTCCAAAATTATCTTTTGCTCCTATTTCTATTATATCATCAACTTTAGGATCTACACCAGTTGTTTCTAAATCATAAAATATAATACGGGTGGTTTTTTTTTTCATCTATATTATAATTTTGATAAGTGTATTTTAAATTATTTAAATTATTTAAATCAATTTAAACCATTTTACATTTTATAGATTTTAAATGTATTTTTTTAAATTTTTTATTATTTCATTAGAATTTTCCATTAATGTATTTATAACACTTTTATTTGAAGGTTTATTGACAAAAATATAGTCGTTTTCAACATTTTTATTTATATTAATTGGTTCAGATATTGGTGTATTTATTGTTTTATTTACTTCATTTTCTATATTTTCTATATTTTCGTGATTAATAATATTTTCAATAGTAACATCATTTTCTATATCAATATCAATACTATAATTATATATATCATCAAAACACATTTCTTCATTTAAATTATCTAAATCATTTATTGAACATTTTTCATTTATTGTTTCTAATTCATTTTTCTCATATGTAGGTTCTATTTTATTATAAATCCAATTATTTGTAAATACATCTTCCCAGTCAAGCCTTTTTGTATAATCTACCTCCAACAAATTATTTATTAATTCTTTACATTCAATACTAAATGTACTATTTGTTAATATTGGTTTATTATTATTTATCTTATTTATTAAATCTGATATATTATTTGATTTAAATGGATGATTCTTCATCACTATTTCATACATTATAATTCCCAATGACCATACATCTGATTTTATATTATATTTTTGATTTTGCAATAATTCTGGTGCCATATATAAGGGACTACCACATATTGTATCAGTTAATAATGTATCTTTAAATTCACGAGCAAACCCAAAATCACATAATTTTATTTCCTTAGTAGACTTATTAATTAATATATTATGAGGTTTTAAGTCTCTATGTACTATATTATTATCCATTATATATTTTATAGCCTCAATTATTTGTCTTATAATAAATTTTGTATCTTCTTCAGTTAATGTAGTTAGTTGAATATAACTATATAAATCTGTATCACATAATTCCAATACTAAAAATACATGTTTATCTGTATAAATTGTATCATACATTTTAATTATGTTTTTATGATTTAATTTAGCCATTATCTCTATTTCCAGATTCAAATATTTTACATATTTTATATCAGATTTTCTATATATTTTTTTTATTGCATATTTTTTATCTGGTTTATCTTTTATATATCCTATATAAACTTTTGAAAATGTACCTCTACCTATATAATCATCTTCATAAACATAGTTTTCAATATATTTCATTTAGGCCCTATTATAATATTACTTTTTTATTTCTAAATTAATTTAAAAAAAATAATAAAATAGTAAGATAATAAAATAATAAACATCTATTTAGATTAGTTAGATTATTTAATCTTCTAAAATACTGTATAACCACAATTTTTCTCTAAATTTATTATGTATTGTTTTCATATTAAAACAAGTAAATAAATGTGATTTTATTCCATCAAAAAACGGAATATTTAATAAAAGTATCTGAATATCATTTTTTATAACTATTTTATTTGATAATGATATAATTTGAATTTTACTTGAATTAACTTCCAATGATTTTATATAACTTTTTACACCATCACTATCATTGCATCCAAAATGTTTATTACCATAATACCAAGGCAATATTTTATCTTGTAATGTTTGTATTCCATAAATCCTATTACTTTCCGTAGCAAATGGACTTTTTATCCAATTATGTAATCTTTTCCCAAATTGACACCCAGGACCACTAAATAATACCAATCGTGCTAATTTATGAATTTTCCCCCAACCCGTTACTATAACACTTCCTTGTGAATGACCACCAGCCACTATTTTACTCCATTCTGGTTTATTATTTATCTTATCTATGTAATTCATTTCCGATATATTATCTATTATTTCTAATGCCTTATAAACTGGTTTTTCTAATAATTTACTTTTATCTTGAAAAGAATGATTTTCATAATATATATCAGAACTTTTTATACTATTTTTATAATTTATACATAAGACATTTATATTCTTATTTATAGTGTAAAATAATTGTGAATAATCCTTACAAAACGCATTTGTTCCCGGTAAAAATACTAAAATATTTGAATTATTGTAATTTTTATATTTGTATTCTATTGTATCTAAATTTTTTTTATTTGTATCATAATAAAATATCAAACCTTGAATATGACAAAATAATAAAAATAAATACATAAGTAATATAAACATTTATAGAGTATTATAATGTTTAATAAGGATTTTTTTCTAAATATCAACCTTTTTTTGTTTGCATTTATAAAATATAAAAACTAAACCAAAAAAATTTATATTTATAGATTTGTAAAATTGATTTTTATTATTATAATTTTAATAAAATGGTATTCATTTATGTCCTACAGTTGAAAGAAAATAAATGGTATATTGGTAAAACGGAAACTAGTAAATTTCGTATTGATACTCATTTTGATAGTGCTGGTAGTGAATTTACTAAAAAATATCCTCCAGAGGAGATTTATCAAATTATTCCTGAATGTGATAAATACGATGAAGATAAATATGTAAAAAAATATATGGATAAATATGGAATTGATAATGTTCGTGGTGGAACTTATTGTAGATTAGAATTAACAAGTAATGAAAAAGAGGTAATCCAAAAAGAACTATGGGGAGCAAATGATTTATGTTTTCTATGTGGTGGAGACCATTTTGTTAAAGATTGTCCTAATAATAAACAAGTAGAAGAATTAGTGGAAGAACAACCAGATGAAAGATTAAAATGGATTGAATATTATGAGGATACATTATCTAATATAGATGAAAATTCGAGAAATTCTCATATAATAAAAGATTGTGAATATAAATTATATATGTTAAAAAATGAAAAAAAAGAAGAATCAGAATTAAAATTATCTAAAACTCTAACAAATAAAATAAATACAAATAAACAACTTTTAGAAGAAAACTTTAATAAAATTCTATATAAAATTGACGAAATTATGAATAATATTCCTGAATTAGTTATAGCATATAATATGGGTTGGGGTAATCAAAACATTCCTAGTAATGGTGGCTACATAAAACCCGCTGAAGAATATAAACCACATAAAGTAATCGGATTTGAAATTAAAAATGATAGACATAATCCTAATAAAAATATAGATATAATTATTTGTTATGAACATTTACGACCTGGTAAATATCAATTATATACAAAAGATAAAAATAATTTAGATATAAAATTAAAACCAAATGATCCAGCATTGATTTGTTCTAAATTGAATGAACTAGGATTTAAAACAAAATATACAGGAAACTATTCGGGAATTAATTTAAATACTATACAAAATGAATCATTTGCTATTATTTTAGAAGAATAAATTTTATATTATCAAAATTATTAAATAAAAATTGATTTACTATATTATTTTTTTACACAAATTTTAAATGGAGGAAACTGAAGTATGGGAAAAAATAAAAGATTTTTCACGATATGAAATAAGTAATCTTGGTAGAATAAGAAATGAAAAAAAAATTATGAGTCAAAGAAAAAATGATGATGGATATATGGTGATTTCTTTATATAATGATGATAATATAAGAAAGACAAGTTTTGCTCATAACTTTTTATATTATACTTATTATGATAAAATAGAAGATTATTCTGTAGATCATAAAAATAGAATTAGAGATGATAATAGATTAGAAAATTTAATACAAGTTAGTAAAAAAGAACAATCAAAAAATAGAAAAATTATTAAAGATTTTAATAATGGTAGAAAAATTATTAGAATATGTCCTAATACAAATAAAATTTTAGAAGAATATGATAGTTTATCTAAAGCACAACGATGGATAAAACTAAATACAACTTATAAAGGTAGTGCTGGATTAATATGCACATCTATAAAAAGGAATAAAAAAACATATAATTTTATATGGAAATACAAAGAAGATGAAAATAAAGATGAAATATGGAAGATTATAAATATAAATAAATTTAAAGAATTATGGGATATAGTAAATATTGATAATATTAAAATTTTTGATGGTTATTTTCTATCAAATAAAGGTCGTCTTAAAAAACCAACAGGTCAAATATTAAATGGATTTATTCAACAGGGATATTTAAAATATGGATATGTATATGCTAATGTTTTAACTGCTTGTGTATTTATTAAAAATGAAGATCCATTAAATAAAAATATAGTTCATCATATAGATCATGAAAAATTAAATAATTCAATAGATAATTTAAAATGGGTTACTCAAGAAGAAAATATATTACTATATCATAAATTTAAAATAAAAGACCGTTCTAATATTATACAATATGATTTAAATAACAATATAATTAAAATTTTTGATAATAGTTATACAATACCTATGATAGCAAAAGAATTAAATATAGGTTCTTGCACTATTCGTAGATGTTTAAATAATAAAATAAAAACAGAACCTAAAAAATTTATATTTAAATATGAAGAGAAAATTACTTAAAATAACTACTAATATCCTTACATCCCATTACTTCTCTATCTAATTTATTTAATATATTTCTAAAAGGTTCTTCGGGGTCTTTTAAACATAATTCAAATATTTGAATAATTGGTTTCATTAATTGATTCGTGATATAGAACTTGTAATTAATTTTTAAATTATGTTCTCTAATAAAAGCAGGATGCTCTACTTTTTCACCTTGAAGAAGTTTTTTGCCCTTTTGCTCTTTTACGTTAATATATACAAATGGCACACGATCATTACTAACGGGAGCGGAACCCGGATCACGTTCCTTCATTCTATCTGCTAATACCTTATGAGCTATACCATCTGGATTTTTATAATATGCTCTTAATGTTTTAGTAATTGTTAAATCTTCCATTTTAAATTTACCTGATACTAACTCTTCTAATTTTTCTTTCAAAAATTCTACTGCTGAATCTATTGTTTTATCTTCTAATAATCTTGTAATAATTCCCTTATAAAATATTTTAACTATATT